TACCGTGACAACGCCCCCACGTCTCCATAAGGACCTGTATAGCGTCCTCCTTGTTAGAATTGGTAGATTTAGATATAGACTCTAACCTTTTACCAAACTCATCCATAACCGTAACGTGTGTGGGTTTATGACGTAGTAAGCTGTAGACCGCACCACTAGATGTGTAACCGTCTCCCGCCATCATATCGGCAAAGCCAGCACCATCTAATATGTTCTCTATCACCGTCTTGACGTTCTCTTTACCTTGTCCTGATTTAGCAATACACATAAAGAATAAAGAGCTGAAGTTATTCATATCAGTCTTATACATTCTGCCAAGTGCAACCGAACCGAGTGCGAGTGATGATTGCATCGACAACGCGGGTTGCGGTATTTGGGCTATCTCCTCTGAGTATTCATATATGTCTTTGATGATACCTGGAGGACTGTATAGATCGGTTGGTTCCTTCACGTTGTAACTGCGTTGTATGAAAGCTGGAGCCTGTTGGTTCTTCCTTTCATGGGTCTTTAATATAGAGTTAACTGTAGTTGATATTTCCGATCTTGGTAAGGGGGGTTTATTCTGTTGATTCCAAGACTGAACAAAGAACTCAACCATTTCAATACTGACGTTTTTAGCTATCAGGTTGCCTGCAAGTCTTGCCGCATTATCGTTACGACTACCCGCTACCACTCCCTCCATAGAGAATGGTGATGTGATTGATTTCCCGTTGAGCTTGTCAACACCTGTAATCATTACCCAATGTTCTTTAGTCAGGTCTGGTAGATCACTTGTATCATGCCAGTCCCATCCATCTATAAACTTAGGTTCGTATATAGCTCCCGTTGCGTGAATGTTATACGGAGCAATAATCAGTCCACCCACCCCTCTTATATCTATAAGCTTTGCAGGATCTGACGTGTCTGTTCTTCTGGCTACGTAAGTAGTGTAGTTCTCTGGGTTGTTGTAATAGTAGTGCATCCCCTTGCCTGTAACTACTTTGCAAGGAGTGTTTGGTAAATTCTTTTCTGCCCATATACAGGCTTCAGGTGTGTCTGCGTCAACCACAATGAATTTACCGCAGATTAAGGCTACGACTAAATCGTCGCGGTCCTTAAACCACCGAGTTATTTCTTCCGTCGTCGGTTGTCGCTCTTTATACTTCTGCCACCCACCAAGCTCTTTGGGTGGTACTTTATTATGTCTTAATAATGGTACTGGCGTGTAGCCACTTTCTGCATAAGCAAGAGCAAGCTCCAACGCAGAATCCTGCGCAGATGCTTTGACGTCTAACACTAATCAACCGCTTCTTCTTTGGTTTCTTCGATAGGGCCAAATATAGCTTCAAAGTCTAACTTGCCGTCAGATGCTTTGATTATTTTTTTGGCTTGGTCTATAGAAGGTTGTCTGTTGCCATACCTCCAGGCTCTAGCTGATGCGGCTGAACAGCCAAATAATTTTGATGCTGGTTCAATCCCTACAAATTCGATGTAACTTTTAAGTGTCATTCGTTTCACTTCGCGCTCCTTATATTCTGGTTCCAGCCCTTCTTGATATAAAGTCATAAGGTCCTTCTCCGTTAGTTGTTGTTGTCGGTAAAGATAATTTATCTTCCATTGGTTCTTGTTTTTTGCTTTGTTCATTGATACTATATGTTTAATTAGGTTCTCGACACATTGTAATCGAAAACTTTTTTAATAACAACTTTTGGAGAAAGTAACATGAACGATAGCATTTTAAATCGTATCAAAACCCCAAATGAACTTGTAGAACAACAAGGCGCGAAGCTGTTAGTCTACGGTGAAAGTGGGGTGGGAAAGACAACTCTCTGTCAAACGGCACCTGGTAAAACATTGGTCGTTAGTATGGAGAGCGGTCTACTTTCTATCAAAGATGCACCCAACCTCGACGCGATTGAGGTTAAGGAAGCATCCGAGATAGAACAAATCGCTGAACTCTTAGAGAACAAAACCTTGGACTATGACACCGTCTGTTTAGATAGTGTTACAGAAATGGCTGAGATTTTGTTATCGCAAGAGAAAGCAAAAAGTAAAGATCCAAGACGTGCGTATGGTGAAGTCATCGAAGTGATGATTAAAACGATGCGTAGGTTCAGGGACCTTCCGATGCACGTAGTATTTATCGCTAAACAAAGTAGGGAACGCGATGAATCTTCAGGCATGTTTCATTATCAACCGATGATGGTTGGCGCTAAATTGCCAACGCAAATACCATACTTCTTTGATGAAGTGTTGGTCTTGCGTACCTTCGACGATGAGAATGAAGAAGGTAAAAACGTAACCTCTCGTTGGTTACAAACGAAAATTGGTCAGAACTATATAGCCAAGGATCGTTCAGGAAAGCTAGAGGGGTTTGAGTCACCTGACCTGGCTACTATTATTAATAAACTCGGATTTGCAGGAGGTGCAGCATGAGTGACTTTGACGGATTTGATTTTAATATAGAAGACGCGGGTAGCGATAATACTGCAATTCCAGCAGGTGATTATCCTTGCGTTGTAACTACGTGTGAGAAAAAGAAATCTCAAGCGGGTAACGATATGATATGGCTTGAACTAGAACTGACTGGCGATAAATACGCGGGTTGGATGGTTCGTAAACCATTTATGCTTTGGCAAGACAACCCAACTTATCTTGGGTATGCAAAAGCTGATTGGGCCAGATTATGCAAAGCTTTAGGCTTTGGTAACGAGAACCCACCTAAGAGCGCACACGATCTACACGGTAAAGCATTTATCGTATCGTTAGCCATAGAAGAGGCGGAAGCTGATTCTGACTACGGCGATAGTAATAAGATCGTAGGCTACAAACCTTTGGAAAGAGCGGCAGCTCCTAAAGCTGCTGATCTACCTCCAAGCATGGGTGAGTCAAGTGTTTCTCCTAGTGAATCGTCTGCTCCAAGCAAACCTTCACTATAATTACTACGGCTACGCTAGGAGTCGTTAAGAGCGAAAGCTCAACCTAGCAACTTTATTCAGAGTACAACTTCCAATTGGTCGCTAAGACCGACAAGAAATCATCCATAGACAGTACGGCTACCTTAGAGTGGTCCACGTCCCACCCTGTATTTATAGCCGATAAGGGAACGCAAACCCGAATAGGTCTGCGGTTAAATTTATATATCAACGCGGGTATCTTACCGTTACATGATTTGCATACTTGATCCCACCAGGCGGCACGTAACAAGTCGCCTTCTTTATAGAACTTACACTCTACTGCAAAGTAGGGCATGTCTAGATCGCACTGATCTTTCTGTTGATACTGATCTAGGTTACGTTTGGTTTGGTAATCAATACCCTCTGCTATAAAAAACTCGTTGAGGATCTTGGCTATATCGCGTTCAAACGCGGCGCCTTTGTTTCTAGAATTAATCTTGGCCATCTAAATCTAGTGTAACAATATTAGGACTGTTATGAATGGTAGGCTTAGTTCCTTTTAGATACTTCTTATAAGACTCTAGGCTTGCAGACATTTTTATCCAGGCTTTATCCATTTGTTGTTCGGTTATCTTAAACACCTTGCTTGCGTAAGGTAGTTTCTTTTCTTGAGCTACAAATACAAACTCTTTGACTCGGTAGCCCGCAGCTTCCAATCCTCTTCTGTACCAAGCGGCTTGTTGGTCGTAGCCATACTTTAGTACCGACTCAAGAAAAGACTCAGGACTGCAACTGTAGGTGGTCTTGTAATCCACCGCGACAATCTCGAAGTCTTGATGTATTCCTTGCGGACTGCATATAACGTCAGGTCTACACTTACAAAGCACGTCGTCTTCATACCAGTAGAAAGAGGCTTCAGGTATCTTGTTATCACCATTCAAATACATATCGGCTTCAGGAATGATATTAGATGCCATACCTTCTATATCTAGGTAATCTCTTTCATTAATAACCACTAGGCCACGATCCTTAAAGTCTTGCTTTAAGTCTTTGCTGACCTTTGTATAGGGAGATCCAACGATCACCCCTACGTTATCGTTAAAGACTGCATCGCCCTCTACTAACATATAGTGAGCGGCAGTACCAAAGTTCATAGCGGGAGTGGTTTCGGTTTCAACCTCTATCGCGTGGACCTGGCTATCGTTAAATTTACGTACGAAGCTAGAGCTGATTCCCACGTCTGAGTGATACACCTCATTTGGTATCTCACGTATTATTATTGCATCCCCTTTCTCTATAGGGTCATATTCTAGTAATTCAGGTATCTGTTTCATTTTTTTCTCCATTAAAAGGGTACGTCATCGTCCCAATCTTTTTTTCTATACACACGTTTGGTATCGCCTTCTTTCTGTTGCAATTCAAACGCAGCTTGTTTTTTAAACATATCTACGAAAGGTGTGTCTTCTTCATATTCTAACAAAGCAGTCTGCACGATCTTGTCGCAGTTAAGAGGTTCAGGCCAATAGCCCATAAAGTTTTTAAGATCGGTTAGGTTTTCCTGTACCGATTTACGTGGTTCATAAGTTGGTTTCTGTATAGATTCCCAATACTCTTGTATGGGTTTCATATCTGCATCGTCGCCTATAAACGTCAAGTCAAACTCAGTCTTGTCGTAGGGTAGATAAATGTATGTGCCGTCCTTTTTCCTAAAAGGATAGCAACGTAAGGGCTTACCTATTGTCATTCTTTAACGCCTCCTTATAAGCCAATTCAAAGACGTGTGGATAGTGGTGTAGTACATACATCATTACTTCCGTCATTCTATTGATTGATTGAATATCTTCAAACAGTTGATTGATATGGTCTGGTTGGACTTTACCAATCTGTTCTTTTGTATCTTCCGATAGGGTCCTTTCTATTAAGGTGTTTAGTTCACTCATTACTTTCTCCAAAAAGTTAAAGTACAACTATATAAAAAAACTTTACACTTGTAAACTGATATGTTTATACTATAGGTAAATTACTTAGGAGAAAGTGAAATGGCTAAAATTATTATTGATAAACGAACTAAAGAGTGTGCGTTTATTGAAGTAGGAAATTACACAGTATACGTTGACGATTCAACAGAAGAACAAATAATAGAAGTTTCTAAAGACGGTAAAACTTTATACGATTCATTGAAGACAGCAGATGAGTAGTTCATACAAACCAAAAGAATACGTAGGCTATCAAGAGATACTAGATAACGTTAGATCTATAGTTAAGCGTATCGCACCTGGATGGGCGGCCTCATCTATCGTTCAAGAGATAGATAACCTGGAGACTACAATAGATGAAATGTATGCGGGTCGTCAGGATCAAGCAGAAGAGATGATGCGAGATGACTTTGAATAAGTTCTACATCAAGAGCGAACATCATACGGAAGATGTAGCGTACCGATTTAATCCTAACGTGTGGCATGAGGTCACTAATTGGAAGACTTATAAAGTTAAAGTAACGGACATACAAATAGTGTCAGACTTACCAAAGGACGTTAAGATGTTAATCAGGCGAGAAGTGTTTGAAGATATACTGGCCTCGGAACAATAGGGGAGAATATGAACGACGAAGCAAGGATAGTAGAGATATTACGTCTGTTTGGAGAGTTAGAAACGATCAATAAGACGTATGTATCTGATTTATTAGGAAAAAAAACAAAGGATAAGGATGCAAAAAGAAGTAACAGAATACAAATGGGTGGTTGAGTATGGCGAAAGTAAAGGCAAACGCTACAAGAAATATATCAAGGTTGAGAAACCTAAAAGGAAGTCGACAGAGGTAAACATACGATCTCTATAATATAATAGATATGCAGTTGCATCCCTTTCTCCGTAAGAAAGTAAACGAAATGGCTCGAGGTACAGTCAGCAACGAAGTACCTCACCTTAATTAATATGAATGTACTAAGTTTATTTGATGGAATGAGTTGCGGGAGATTGGCTCTTGACCGCTTGGGTATAGAGGTAGACCAATACTACGCAGCTGAGATAGATAAATACGCTATCCAAGTTACGCAAGAGAACTGGCCTGAGACAATACAATTAGGGGACGTAACCCAAATAAAAGGCAAAGACCTACCTAAGATAGACCTAATATTGGCGGGTTCGCCTTGTCAGGGTTTTAGTTTTGCGGGTAAACAGCTTGCTTTTGACGACCCAAGATCTGCTTTATTCTTTGAATTCGTACGCATACTGAAAGAATGTAACCCTAAATACTTCTTATTAGAGAATGTGAAGATGAAGAAAGAGTTCTTAGAGATTATCACGCAACAGGTGGGAGCTGAACC